TCAGGCGGTTCGGGTGCTTATATAGATATTGTGCCCATTGGCGACCAGAAAGCGGCCCAATCGGCCAATTTACCGCCCGCTGCTGTTATTGGTCAAAACTCGACCGACCAAAAAGCGACCCATATATCGTCTAATAAATCAACAGATAAAGGCAAACGGCGACCAGGAAACGACGTTACCCCTATATATATTAAAAACATAGATAAATATATTGGGTCACCATTTTGGGACCTCTCACAGGCGTATGTCGATGACAGCAAAAAACGGCTTCCGTCGTTTACGGCCTCTCTGGATGAGCATGCCGTGCTCAAGGGCGCTATTGCCCTGGACAGATTAACCAGGATCGAGGGCTACGACCTGGAGGACATCAAGGTGACCCTGCGCTGGGCGCGGAAAAACGGCTTCTGGTCCCGCAATCTGCTCAGTCTCGGTTCGCTGCGCAAAAAAGGCGATGACGGGATGAGCAAGTACGACAAGATCCGGGCGTCTATGGAGACGGAGATCCAGGCCGAGGAACATCCTGGGGCTCGGGAGCTGATTCCTCAGTCCACCGGCTGCACGATCGACGAGTGGCGCAAGCGTACCGGCGGCCGGAACTCGATCAGGCTCTAGCCAGTAAAGCGGGAGGGGGCGGGAGAGATTGGCGGGTTTGCGGGATGCAGGCGGGAGTGGAGAGGGATTTAGGGCTGGATAAGGGAATCAAGGGCGTGAGATGCGGGAAGTATGGGCCGGACCTGGGAGACGATCCTGGGTCCGGCCTTTTTTCGAGGGGCAAACAGCGGGATATTTGGGCGTGGTTGGGGCGGTTGGATTTTTTGCGGGGTGCGTGGTCGGCAAGGGGGTTTGCTGATCTGCGGGTGGGTGTCCGATACGTGTAGTTTATGAAACGATGTGAGCGATGGCGTGGTTTCTTGTTCCAAAAAGTAGGTTGATAATTTTGATACGATGTATTACAATATCACTAGACAATCTGAAACAAGGAGAATGAAAATGACAGGACAGGTGATCGGGTACGTCCGGGTGAGCTCGGATGGGCAAAATCTGGATCGGCAAGAGGCGGCTCTTGGGGATGCGGGGCGCGTGGATCGGATCTTCAGGGACAAGACCTCGGGGAAAAACACCAGGCGCCCTGGGCTGCAGGAATGTCTCGGGTATCTGCGGGCAGGGGATACCTGGCTCGTGCCGTCCATCGACCGGGCGGCCAGGAGTCTTCAGGATCTGCAGACCATGGTCCAGGATCTCACGGGCCGAGGGGTCACGGTGCGGTTTCTCAAGGAGGGGCTGACATTTGGCGGGGATGATGGGTCTGCCATGGATCGGCTGCTTTTTCAGATCCTGGGGGCTTTTGCCGAGTTTGAGCGAACCCTGATCCACGAAAGGCAGGCCGAAGGAATCAGGGCGGCCCGTGCAAAGGGGGTCAGGTTTGGTCGGCGCCCGGCCCTCTCATGTGATCAGATCCCGGGAATCAAGGACCGGATCGAGGCCGGCGAATCCATGGCAGCCATTGCCGAGGACCTGGGAGTGAGCAGGCAGACAATTTGGAGGGCGGCAAGGGCATGATCGACGGCCAGGGGAGGGCGGAGCGATGCGGACGCCCCCCCCCTGCCCCGCCCCCCCCCACCCCCCTTTTTTTTGGAGCTCGGATCTTCGCTTTTATATATCTCTGCGCGCTCTCACAAACAGGTCGTTTTTTCTGAAACCAAAACCGGATCTTTGGTTGACGTAAAAAAATGCCGGGGATTTTTTTCTGAAAATGAAAATATGCCGGGTGGTTGCGCCTATTTCTTCCAAGTTTTCCCGGAGTAAGGGGCTCGTTTCTCTTGCGGCCGGTAAAATCTACCGCTATAGTTCGTCCTGTTTCGGGTTGAGTATGGCCGAAAAATTCAGCAGCAGGGCGACCTCGCATGTCAAAAACAAAAAACGCCAATACGCTTTTCGATGACTTTCTTACCTCCCTGCAGTCGGAGATCACAACGCATGACGAGGCGCCTGCAGGCGGCGTGGGCGAGTGGGCGATCCAGGCGGAGATTCTGCTTGATCGCGGGCGGTTCGGTTTTGCAAAGCACGAGTTCATGGAAAAGCCCTATGCCGACAATCACCCGTACCAGGTAGAGATGAAAGCCGCGCAGCTCGGCAACACCACTCGGGCGTTTTTGCGCATGTTCTGGTGCGGGTTGTTTATGCCCTTTGTGGGGCTCATGTATCTTTTTCCCTCCAAGACGGGTTCCGGGGATTTTTCCCGCTCCCGTGTCGCTCCGTTTATCGAGAAAAACCCCGAATCCATCGGCAAGTTCATCAAGGACACCGACAGTGTCGGGCTCAAGCGTATCCGTGGGAAGAATTTCATCTTTCGCGGTACCAAGTCCACCGAGGGCCTGCGGTCCGACCCGGTGGATTTCATCATGTATGACGAGTTCGACCTCTTCCCCGAGGGCATCGAGGCGGTGGCTAGGGAGCGTATGGGGCACTCGGAGTACAAGTGGGAACACTATCTTTCCAACCCGACCATCCCCGACTTCGGCATAGACAAGCAGTTTCAGCAGACCGACCAGCAGTACTGGATGCTCAAATGCCCCAAGTGCGGCGAATACACCTGCCTGGAAGACTCGGTCACGGCCGATGACATCGGCTGCATCGCGGAATACGCGGACGGTCGCACCGTGCTTCTCTGCCAACACTGTCGTGACGGCGTTCTCGATCCAGCGATAGGCCAATGGGTCGCCAAGAACCCCTCGGTTACCGATCGGCGCGGCTACCACTACTCCCAGCTTTTCTCGCAATACGTCACCCCTGCAGAAATTATCCACGCCTTTCGTACGGACGCCAACCGTGCGGCCGTATATAATTACAAGCTCGGCCTTCCCTACATCGAGGCGGAAAACCGCCTCTCGATTGAAGAAATCCTCAAGCTCTGCGGCACGGCGGGGAATGCGTCCAGCGATTCCGGCCCCTGCTACATGGGTGTTGATCAGGGCAAGGGGCTGCACGTTGTCATCGGCAAGCTGCATCCCGACCGGATTGTCCACGTTGGCGAATATAAAGACTGGAACGACATGGACCGGTGTGTGGAAAACTTCAACGTGCTGCGGTGCGTGTGCGATGCCATGCCCGAGCGGCGCAATGCTCGCGCCTTTGCCGATCGCCATCCGGGCAAGGTGTATGTGAATTACTACAACGAGCATGCCCGCGACGGTGCGGCCTGGAACGAGGCCAAGTGCCAGGTGTCAAGCAACAGGACCGAGTCCATGGACGGCTCGCACCTCATGCTCTCGCAAAGCCAGGTAGGGTTGCCCCGCGAATGCCAGCCGGTACGCGAGTTTGCCGAGCATTGCCACAATGTGGCCAAGAAGCTGGACGAAAAGGAAGACGGCTCCAAGCGGTATATCTACGTCAAGCTGGGCGCGGATCATTATCGACACGCCTGGAACTATGCGGTGCTGGCCCGCTCCAGCATGGCGGGAAGCTGTTTTGGCGAAAGCGATTTGTCATAGGAGGTAGTCACATGCGCGCTGCAACCATATCTCACAGGATGTACGGGTTGGCCGACCATGACGCCAGGCGTCAGATCAGGCCGGCGAAACGGCGGAAAACGCGGGCCGAGTACGAGGAAGACGCGCGTGAGCGTGTCGAACGATACAAACGCCAGGGGTGGGTATGATCCGGGCGGAATACGAGTCGGGCAGTGACATCCCTGTCTTTACCGATGGCGAGCACGCCTATTCCCGCATTGTGGGCGGGGTGGGGTGGCCGTGCCATGGCGTACCGGGATGTTATTGCGTTCTGGGCCGGGATGCGTGTCGTGCCCGTCTGTTCGACCTGCCGGTGTTGCGGGTGATCGCCGAGGGGCGCGAGGTCATGGGCGAGCCGCTTATGGATTACCCGACCACGTTCAAGGCCCTTGGTGAGGCGTCTGACGAGCACATGGTTCCCAGGTGGTACGGGATGCCCGGCTATCCGGCAACGGAGTTGGCGCGGTTCAATCGCTCCCGGCTGGTCGGTCGCCAACGGCGTATCGCGATCGCCCCGCCCCCTCTGCTGGCAGAGCGCGGTGTGCCCGGCTATCTGTCCATGGTCAGGCGGCGGGTGTCCTCTCAAAAAACACTGTTTTTCGGGGAGCATCGTGGAATACCCCGGGCCCTGTCCGGCCTGCCCGCAGACATCGACACCATAGGCCCGGATCGGCACCCGGCCATCTCCGCGATTATCTGTGCGGTGGCTGCCATGGATCTGCTCGACGACCCAACGGGAAAACGTCCCCTGCGCGCCGCACGGCGCGGCGACGCCAGGGCGGGGTACTGATATGCCAAAGGTTGACGATATCAAGCTCTTGGAGCTGCTCAAGCAGGGCAAGACGGGCCAGGAGTGCGCCGAGTTTTTTGGGGTGGGCAAATCAACCATCTCGCGCCACAAACTACGCATTGAAAAGGAGCTCAACAGGACGCTGGCCCTGGCAAAGACCGACATGCTCGTGAAAAATGCGGTTGAGATCCGCGAGGTGGACGATCTGGGCGTGTTGGTGGCCCAGGCTCGACGGACTATGGACCTGGTGGAGACGGTCATCCACGGCGACGACCAGGATGCCTACGCGGCCAAGTCGCGCCTCAACAGGCTGACCGGCGGAAGCCGTAATCTGGTGGGCGTGTACACGGCCATGCTGGGCGAACTGCGCAAGCAGCTCGAATTTTATTTCCAGATGCGGGAGAGGTATCTGTCCATGAAAAAAATCGAGGACTATCAAACCGTTGTTCTGCAGGCGATCAAGGAGATCGACCCGGATGTTGCCAGGAAGATCGTCTCCCGTCTCAAGGAGATGCGGGCACTGCACGAGTCCGTCGGGGTGGGCGAATGAAAAACAATTTGGTGTATCTTGCTGACTATCTGCCGCATACGACGATGACGGCGGTCTGCCCGCACTGCCTGCATGCCTGGGCGGCTGTTTTTCCTGTGACAGCAAGAGAACTTGTCTGCCCCTTTTGCGGAAATGTTTCGCGCATCCCTTTTGGTCAGCCCGTTGTGTTGCTGAAAAAAGAGATGACACCTCAAACGACGGAGCATCCATGATGAAGCATTACCTCGGAGTAATAGCATTGCAGGCCAAGCCCATGACCAGGGGGGAGTACAACGAGTACCGTGGCTGGTCGATTCCTAAAGACGAGAACCCCGTCGATCCCGGATACCTGGTCAAATATTCTGATAGCTATGAAGCATGGTCGCCCAAGACTTTTTTTGAATCTGCCTATTTTGAGATGGGCGAGGACCCGACAACGATTACGCCTGGTATGGTTGATCATTTTATCGGAGATAATCTTCAAGTCAGCCAGTTGGACGAAAAGACAACCCTGTTGAGTGCGAAAACGATCACCGGGTTTCGCCAGTATGAGACAAGTTCGTGCGTCGATCCGGACAATTATGACGAGAATATAGGACGGGAAATATGTCTGGAACGCGTCAAAAATGCCGTGTGGCT